TCCAAGTCTTGAAGACATGGGTCGCAAGTATTGGAAAAAACGCAGTTACATCATGCAGGGTTTTGTCCGTGAAAATCCAATCGCGGATGATTCAAGCACGAATCCAATTCGTCGCTTTATTATGGGTCCACAGTTGTTTAACGTTATTAAAGCAGCTCTTATGGATCCTGAGTTGGAAGAACTTCCAACAGATTATCAGCGTGGTTTAGACTTCCGTATCACTAAGACGTCTAAAGGCGGGTATGCTGATTACTCAACAAGTAACTGGGCTCGTAAAGAATCTGCTCTTACAGCGGGAGAAGCAGAAGCAATCGAAACACATGGTCTTCATAACTTGACTGAATTCCTTCCTAAACGTCCGGGTGAAGAAGAGCTTCGTGTAATGAAAGAGATGTTTGAAGCATCTGTAAATGGCGAGCAATATGATCCAGATCGTTGGGGTGCATACTTCCGCCCAGCTGGTATGGCGGCTCCTGCAGGTGGCTCTGCGCCGGCACCAGCACCACAAGCAACAGCGGTTCCGGCTCCACAGCCAGCACCTGCTCCAGTTGAAGCATCAGCACCTCCATTTGATGCAGATCCTGTAGTAGAATCAGCTCCGACAGCGAGCGAGCCAGTGGCAGAACCAGTTGCCGCTAGCGCAGATAAAGCTCAAGACATTTTGGCTATGATTCGTAGCCGTCAACAGACGTCTTAATATATAAAAGTGAGCACTTCTGTGCTCACTCTTACTTTGGAAATACGTTGTGAAATTTAGTATTGTTTTCGAAAACTCTGGCGACGAGATACCATTAAATGTGGTATATAATCACGAATTATTTGAATTTTTTGTACACAAAGTTAAAGAAGAACAACAAAATGCCTTCAGTGATGAAGGTGTACTATATCAATCAGTTGATGAAAAACTAACGCATTTACATTGGGCTATTTCTAAAACCAATGAAGTTTTGTATGATATTATAAATCAGAATTTTGATCAACATCACAATTTAGAAAATTATCTTGATCAAAAATTTCTAAATAAATTACATTCTGATTGGGTATTTTCACACAATAATCAAGTTAACATAGATGATTTAAGATTTAGCAATTGTGCAAGTAAATCTAAATTAGGAAATAGATTGCATAATCAATATCCAGACGAAATCAGAATACTAGAAACTGCTCCGGCTATGGAAAAAATAGGATACATTTATCCATTTCGTGAAGTAAACATGGGTATTCATCGGTTGGAAAGTCAGTTTTCAAATATAGAATTTAAAGCAGACAAAAAGTGGGAAGTGTTTGAAAATCCGTTTGTTGATACAATGATATCAAACAACGACGTTGTAAATTTTAGTTTTGGTTATACCTATGTGGGTAGACAATATTATAACAAGTTTAAGTATTTTGACACAGAATTGAAAAATCCAGATCATTATAATTTTGAAACTTTAGAATTTGCATTTCAGGTAAATTTGAATAAAACTGAAACTATTCCTTTTAGTCAAGAGTTTATAAACTGGACAAAAGAAAAAAATATTCCAATGGTTGCTGAACAAGTTCCGATTGCAAACGTCGAGAATCTTGACAAGAATTTGTTTGAATATAGAAAGGTTTTATTTAGAAATTCTAAAGAAAACAACAAAGCAAAATTAGTAATAAATTAATATTAAAGGAAATCATAATATGGCAAAACCATTTGACGTAAGCAAGTTCCGCAAGGATATTACAAAAAGCATTGACGGACTGTCAATTGGCTTTAACGATCCAACTGATTGGATCAGCACAGGTAACTACGCACTTAACTATCTTATCTCAGGAGACTTTAACAAAGGTATCCCGCTTGGTAAGGTCACTGTATTTGCAGGCGAATCAGGCGCAGGTAAAAGTTACTTTGTAAGTGGTAACATTGTAAAACACGCACAAGAGCAAGGTATCTTTGTTGTACTAATTGACAGTGAGAACGCATTGGACGAAGCATGGTTACACGCTTTGGGTGTTAGCACAGACGAAGACAAACTGCTTAAACTGAGTATGGCAATGATTGATGATGTTGCTAAAACTATTAGTGTATTCATGAGTGATTATAAAGCAATGTCAGACGAAGAACGTCCTAAGGTACTGTTTGTAATTGACAGTTTAGGTATGCTACTAACACCGACAGATGTTGATCAGTTTGGAAAAGGTGATTTAAAAGGTGATATGGGTCGTAAACCTAAAGCACTAACAGCATTGGTTCGTAACTGTGTAAACATGTTTGGAGCACACAATGTAGGACTTGTAGCAACGAACCACACATACGCTTCACAAGATATGTTCGACCCAGATGATAAAATTTCAGGCGGACAAGGCTTCATCTATGCTAGTTCTATTGTTATTGCAATGAAAAAGATGAAGCTCAAAGAAGACGAAGCAGGTAACAAGATTTCAGATGTGCGTGGTATTCGTGCAGGCTGTAAGGTTATGAAGACACGTTATGCTAAACCGTTTGAGGGTGTACAGGTTAAGATTCCATACGAAACAGGCATGAATCCATATAATGGTCTTGTTGATATGGCCGAAAAGAAAGGCTTGCTTGTTAAGAGTGGAAATCGGCTAATGTTTGAACCTAAAACAGGCGAACCTATACTACAGTTCCGCAAAGCATGGGAATCAAATGAGAATGGTTGTTTAGATCAATTAATGCTCAGTTTTGTTGAAACCGACGAGGAGGTAAGTACAGACGATGTTGTAGAAAATTTTGACAACGTTGATGTACAAGAAGAACAAAAATTTGAGGAATAATTAATAATGGGCATTGAGCTAGCAAGAGAACTCTGGAAAGAAACAAAAAACTTTATTCATGACAGTCATGATCAAAAAGAAGCCGCAGAAGCAGTTACCGCAGTGTTAATGGAAAACTTTGACACTGAGGAAATTGCCGAAGCATTTAAGTTTGATAAAAATGTTATTAACAGCATTGCTGAATATCTCGGGGATGACTTAGATGACGAATACTACGAAGAAGACTAAACATGTGGTATAGTAAGGTAGTTTCTGATTTAGGAAAAATTCCTGATTTTATTGCACACTACGAAAATGAATTACAACAAGCCAAGAAAGAATGTGCAGTTGGCGGATTAGTTGAACGCAACATTAAAGAGTTACCAGGTCTTACTGAGCATCGTTTTAATCAACTACAAGAGATTGAAGCGGTACTGAATTTCCTCAACATACAACTGCGTAAAATACGTCGTAAGCATTTTCAGAAATACCTCGAAGGATATGCTCGGGCACTCAGCAGTCGTGATGCCGAAAAGTATGTTGATGGCGAGGACGAAGTAATTGATTTTGAAACACTAATCAACGAAGTAGCTCTACTTCGTAACAAGTATCTTGGTGTAATGAAAGGGTTTGACAGTAAAAACTTCATGATGGGACATATTGTCCGACTAAGAACTTCTGGCATGGAAGACGTAAGTGTATAATTAACTGTATGAAATACAGTAGTTTTACATCTATTAGAAAAAGCCACGAGCACAGTTTACAAACATTAAATTTACTTTACGAATACGATGATTTCATGGAAAGCGTTGGACGTTTAGCGGATTTAGGTTGCGGAAAATCTGCACTAGACCTAGAATGGTGGGCAACAAGAACCACCCGAGGTGAAGAACAAATTCCACTTGATATTCAGTGTGTGGGCACTGATTTATGCAAAAGCATAGATATCGATTACAAAAACGTTTCATATCAAAATTCAAACATAGAAGAATACAGCTCAGCAAAAAGCAAATTTGATGTCCTTTGGTGCCACGACACGTTTCAATATCTATTAAACCCTTATCAGACACTACGCAATTGGTATCATATCACAAATCAAAACGGCATGCTGGTGTTAATACTACCACAAATAACCAATATGGAATTTAATACACAAGCATTTGATATGCCGCCGGGGCACTTTTATAACTATACAATAACCAATTTAATTTATATGCTAGCTGTAAATGGCTGGGATTGTCGAGATGGTTTCTTCAAGAAAGATATAAACGACAATTGGCTTCATGCAATTGTATACAAAAGCAACATCGAACCGATGGATCCAAGAAACACTAGTTGGTATGAGTTAATGGAGCAAAAACTTTTACCTGAAACAGCAGACACAAGTATTGTCAAATACGGAAAACTTAGACAACGTGATCTAGTGTTGCCTTGGTTAGATAAATCAAATACTTGGATGGGGCAACAGTGAAAACAAAAGCATTTTTAAAAATTGATAGAATGGACGCAAGCGGTATATTGTGTTTACGATTTTGGTTAGAAGTATTTCGAAACTACGAAACCTATATACTATGTGATAGAGAAACAGATTTACTAGACTCAGTGCAAACAGACTACCCAAATGCAAAACTGATTTCCAGTGATAGAACTGTTATCTCTGAATGTTGCACTACACTCAAAAGTTCTAAACGTAATATGGCAGCCGCAAACTTAACTGGTTTTAAACTAAGTCAAGATGCTGATGCTTTTTGGATGATCGATGCAGATGACACCATGTTCCTGACAAGACGTTTTGATATCTTAAATGAAAAGTTTAAACGAGCTGAAGAAATATTCCAGGAACAACAGTTTGATGCATTTAGTTTAGATTTTTACAGAAATTTAAACAATGGTTGGACATTCGGTGTAGCACTGATGCGCAGTAGTTTGCCTTACCAGCGTATACAAGAAGTAGAAGGTGAAGACATGGTGGAGTTGGGATATGCTCGAAACATTGATAGTGCATTTCATGTGCTAGATGACAGAGGTATTATCAAGGGCGGAAACTTTGTGTTTAACAAAATGGCATTTCAGCATTTACACAACAACTATCCATTAATGCCCGAAGGTGTTTACTACTGGAGTGCAAAACACTTGTGGGACGTTCCTCTACAGCCGGATGTAATTTCAATATGAACATAATTGTTCAAGCAGGCGGAAGAGGCAGTAGACTACGTCATCACACATGGAACAAACCCAAGTGTTTAGTGAGTGTGCGTGGCAAGCCTATACTATATCATTTGTTTGATCGATTTACAGATGCTAAGTTTTATGTAATCGGTGACTATCATTATGATCAACTGGAAGCATACTTGCACAGCAACGATCCAGGAGTTGACTACACACTGATTAAGGCAAGCGGAACAGGCACAGCAAGTGGAGTTGCACAAGCCGCTGATATGATACACCCAAGCGAAAGTGTTATGTTGATCTGGAGTGATATTATTGTAAATGAATTTGTAGAACCTGCAGATACCAATGGTAACACAGTGTACACCACAGATGCATTTACTTGTCGTTGGAGCCACAACGGTGAATGTTTACTAGAAGAAACCAGTCATACAACAGGTATCCCGGGTATTTTTTATTTTCAGAGTCCAGCAACACTAGCGAACGCACCTGCTAACGGAGAGTTTGTACGCTGGTTCAGTGAAAATGTAAGTTTTTATAAAACACAAAATATCAGCAGCGTTGAAGAGCTCGGCGACTTTTCAACCATTGAACAAGGAAATGATAGTTTAGGTTTTTGTAGATTTTTTAACAGTGTGACAGTTGAGGAGAATACTGTAACAAAATCTGCAATTGATCCCGCATACAAGCATCTTGTTGAAGGCGAAATAGAGTGGTACCGCAAAGCAAAAGAATTAGGCTTTAAACGTATACCTGATGTACACAATGTAGATCCATTGGTTATGAGTAGAATACACGGCTGTCATGCTTGGGAAATAAAAGACCTAACCAACAGAGAGCAACGAGCATTATTAAGTGATTTACTTTTAACACTGATTGATTTACACGATACTACCCGTACCATTGCCAAGCCCAAAGATGTACACAGTGTTTATATTGAAAAAACAAAACAACGTGTGCTCAGTGTTGAAAAACTGATTCCTGGTATTGACAAGGCAAGTCTCACTATCAATGGTGTAAAGTGTGCTAACATTTTCCACCCTAAACACGCAGATGTATGGAACAAAATAGAGAAAGCTGTAAAAGCCTTCTCATTCACACCAATACATGGAGATCCAACTTTTAGCAATACCGTAATTGATCATAACTTGAAATGTTGGTTAATTGATCCACGTGGATATTTTGCACACCCAAACGATATATTTGGAGACCCGGACTACGACTTTGCCAAAGTTTACTATAGTGCAGTTGGCGGATATGACACATTCAACAGACGCAAATTTAAACTGTTTGCTGATGGAGAAACAGCAGAGATTATAATGGAAGAACCTGTTACTGCTAACGTTGCCGAAACAGTATTCGAAGAATTCTTCCCTGACAGCATAGACAAAATAAAAATACTCCACGGACTTATATGGCTTGCACTAAGTGGATACGCACGAGATGATATTGACAGTGTTATTGGAAGTTTTTATTTAGGGTTATATTATTTGAAACAAGGATTAGATAAATTATGATACCATTCGAATTGAGCACAAATTTGAGTCACACTTGGTTTATAGACTTAGACGGTACTATTTTAAAACACGACGGCCTTTTTAATGAAGGCGGCGACGAGCTTCTTCCGGGAGTACACGAATTATGGGAAGCTATTCCAGTCGACGATTGTATTATTATCACCACAGCAAGAAAGCCCATGTATGAAAAGGAAACTGTGAATTTCTTAAAGAAAAGTCACTTGCGTTACGATCATATTATATTTGGAATAGCACATGGCGAACGTATTATTATGAATGACGAAAAGCCAGGGGGATTGCAAACAGCAATAGCCTGGAATGTAAAACGTAATGTTGGATTTAAATGAGCTTACAATATAGTGTACATCATCATAGAGAAAGTTACACAATTTTACCTTTGCATGAGTACAAATTGTGTTTTGTGTTACATCAAAAAAGTGCTAACACCTACGTTAAAACTTTGATTAAAAAAGCACAAGGTAAAAAGTTTATAGATAAAAGAATACTAAATTGGGATTGGGAGTTTTTGTATCCATGGGAAATTCCTGAGGATTATTATACAGTTAGCATTGTTAGAGATCCTATTGAACGTGTAAAAAGTTTATATGCTGATAAGTTTTTAGGCAAAGGCGTTGCAAAAGATCTAGCAGATATTGGCTATAGACACGATATGAGTTTTGAGGAATAC